CTTCCGGCGAAGAATATTTTCAGGGACGTAAAATCGGTTATTGACAGGATAATCCTTGAACTTCCGGTGCCGTCTGCGGCGAAATACAACTATCTGAAGGCATGGAAGGACGTTGAGCTTACGAACAAGGCGGCGGTGACGGAGGCTTATTACGATGTCCTCCGCGACGCTGTTGACCGGGGCAGGTATTCCGACTATGTGAAGATCAAGCGGGACATGATTTATCACGGGTACACCGAGACCAAGATAAAGAATGCCGTTATGAAATCCTCTCTGATGGACGACCTGTATGAGCTGAAGAAGGTCAATCCCGGTTCGTACAAGGCTAAGGTGAACAGCATTGTAAGCTCTGTATCCGCCGTGAGCAGTCTTGAGGGCAAGGAGTTTGAAGACTTTATCGAATCCGCAATGAAGCGGCGGGAGAGGGAGGACGGAGGCTCCAAGACCGACGACGAGGTTTACGACGAGATGCACAGGAAGATGGAGAAGGAAGTGAAGGAACAGCTTATCTACATTGACGTATCGAAGAGAGCGGCGTATATCAAAAAGATGCTGAAGACATACGGAGAATACGGCATCACCGAGGCGGACATACTCAAAGTCCTCCGCAAAGCGGGTAAAGCGTGATGGTGAGGTACGATTATCCGTCCGCGCTGTGGGAACGGCTTATCCCGGAATGCGGTTTTACCGACCGTGAGCTTGAGGTGATACCGTATCTGCGGCGCGGGAAGAGCGGGATTGAGACTACGCTTGCGCTGAACATCAGTCTGTCGACCTACAACCGGCTGAAGAGCAGCATAACCGACAAGATATTCGCCTTCGTAACGGCGTAAAGAAAAGAGCGCATAGGCTTTCGGGCTTGTGCGCTCTTTTTTCTATGGGCTAAGGCATTAATTTTATGAAATAATAACTTGAAGACTTGACGATTTCGCCGGTTCATGTTATACTTAAAATGAAATAGAAAAACAAAATGCTATACCGCAAAAGAGGTGCTTAAATGTTCAACGTGTTAGATTCTAATTCACTGTTCTCCTCTATGGTTATCGTAACTGGCGTGATTTTGTTGCTTTTTTGCGTCGGTCTTCTTATATATCGTATTCTTAAAAATCCATTTCAATATCCTTATTTTGTTCAAAACTTCGATATTTCATCTAAGCGAAACGTCAAAATTGAGGATTATATCGATAATTTTCTGTGTGACTCTCGCAACTGGAATCTTATAAAAACTCACGAGGAATACATTTGCTCTTGGAAAGCAGAAGCTGAACATAAAATACAAACCTGTGTGTTGCGGCGTTATCGCGCAAAGCAATATCAAAGTATTGTCGATGACGACGGTGCCTATCGTTTTATTTTCGTTAGAAAACAAACTCGTTATCGACAGCGAAACTATGTGAGAACACCTTATGTGGTATCCGTGATTGACACAGTGTTCGAAACAGATGAGTCTTGGCTTGCGGAACGTTACGAAGTTTTGAAAATGATTGGATTTGAAACTACTCTGAATGACTATCTTAATAAAAATCAGCGCAAGCTTATGACACAATCGTTGCGAAAGCAGATCATGGAACGGGATTTTTACACGTGTCAGATTTGTGGAAAATATTTACCGGACGAGGTTGGGCTTCACATTGACCACATTGTTCCTGTTTCAAAAGGAGGAAAAAGCGTGCCTTCAAATTTGCGCGTTCTTTGCAGTAAATGCAATGGTAGCAAAGGGGCGAAATACGATTGTTCTTAACAGTCGGGCTTCTCAACAAAACGATGAGGCGCGCGGAATTAAAGTAATATCAATTGTGCAAACTTATACCGGAGAGATATGAAATTAACGTGATATATCCAGAAGTTTCCCATTCAAGATATTCGCCTTCGTTACGGCATAAAAAGAAAACCGGCACATCGTTTTTGGTGTGCCGGTCTTTTCTTATACCGTTTTTATGAATCTGTAATATGCTTTCTTTACGCTTCCTGCGGAATTGTAGGCTCCGAGCTTCATGGCTATGTTCTGCCAGCTTCTGCCGTCGATACATCGGTATTGGATTATAAGGCGCATACGCGGGTCGTCAACCGAGCTTATGAACTTCTGAAGCCGTACATACTCCTGCTCGACCTTATACCGTCTGTCGTCAAGCTCTGCCTTTGCGTCTGCGATCTCGGCGGCGATTGCGGTTTTATCGGTCGTTCCGCCGCCGAAGGGCATCCCGGTCATGGTCTGGGTCGTCTGCGTCGCTCTCCCGGTGAGGCGGAGAATGCGGTTCTCGATATCCTCTATCTCTTTTTTCAGCCAATGATACCGGCTGAGTTCTTTTGATTCCGTAACAGATCACCTTCCTTTCGGTTATTCCGTCGGCTTTTGCTCCGCACGACGGGCAGTTATTACAGGGAAAACGGTACTCCCTGCCGCACTTTTCGCACCGATATTGTGTTTCTCCCCTGTAGGTATATTTCAGCCATTTCATGAGCGGGATCTCCTTCCGGTGACGTTTTTGCGCATTTTCTCAAGGATCTTCTTTTCCTTCTGGCACATCCGCTGAGGGGAGACTCCGCACTCCTTAGCTATGCTTCTTGCGGTTTCTTTGCAAAAATAGCGTCTTACGATGTAATTTCTCTGTTCTTCCGTGAGATTTTTCAGAGCCTGACTGCACACGTCCTCGTTTTCGGCGCGGACGAAGCCGGGTTCTTCATACGGCAGTTCTTCTTCCTCCGGATTGTCCCCGAACCGGTAGTTCGCCTTCATCTGTCCTGCCTTTACGCGGCTGCGCATGATGTGCTTGTACATGACGCGCATACCGTTCATGATACAGGCAGAGGCGTAGGTTGAGAAGCTGCTTCCATTGCGGTTATCCGGGTCATAGGTAACGGCGGCGGAGTACAGGGCTTCATACCCGGCATTTATGTAGTCGTCGGTTTCGCTGCTGTTGAAGGCAAACCTGTTTGCAAAGGCATACACAAGCGGATAGTTATCCGCCATGAGCTTCTTTTGCTCCTCAGTCATCTGTCATACCCAGCCCGAAGACAAAGGCTATATGGTCTTTCAGCTCGTCCTCCGTCATGGGGTCGCCTGTATACGATGCGTGATATACCAGCCGGTCTCCCTTGAAGATGAGGATGGAGCCGCCGGTCTGAGCCGCTGTATAATCGCCGTATTCAGCGATTGTCGGCGGGTGGGGCGAATCCCTCCAGATATATTTTTTGCCGCAGAAAGCGCATCTGTGCGTGTCGTAGGCGGGTTCGCCGCAATACGGGCAGAAGGGAGCGAGGACACCGAATTCTCTGTACCAGTTCACTTCTTTTCTGCCGAGGGCTTTCAGGATTTTGTTTTTCAGTGTCATGGTTCGTCCTCCTTTGCGGGGTAGGTCATTACGTCGGGAAGTTCTTCTCGCCTCTTGCGAACTGTTTCGATGTTCTTTTCAACCTCTTCGGGCGATAGCAGTAAATACCCGGTTCTCGGGTCGGTCAGAAGGATGTTTTTGTCCTTATATCTCAGGTCATACGTTGTATAGAAAACCTCTCCGCAGACGGTTACCTTTCTGCCCCAGACGAGCTTGCGGTGAGGTTCTCCGTCCTGCCTTACCGCAATCCAGAACTGTATCGGTTCTTCTCCCCACACTTCGACCGTAAGCTCCGAAAACGAATCGCAGGTCAGATCGTCGCCGATTTCGATATACGGACACCAGCAATGTCCTGTGTTGACATCGTAGAACTGGCAGTTATCGTTTCTGCACAAAACTTCGATCATATTCATATTGATTCCTCCATATTTATCGGTATTCCGACGGGTTTTACGCTTTCGCTGCTGTCGGTGGCGCGGAAGTGTTCTCCGGGGTAGGGGTACATAAAGCGGAACATTAAGTAGTTCGCGGCGTCGACGAGGTGTTCGGTATTTTTGTCCCGCTTGAAGGCTTCGATGCAGTCCTCGGCGGTTTTGAGAGCGTCTACTCTGCCGCCGCCGAAGTTTATCCTTGCGGGACCGTACTTTATATACGACAGCTCAACGCGGTTTCTGCGGAGGCGGTCGAATTCTTCGCTGTAGTCGGTCATTTCGGTTTTCCTTTCAGTTCGAATAATCTGCATATGCGGCGGCAGGAATAGTTCACCTGTTTGCTCTTTGCTCTGCACCAGCCTTTATTGACGATTCCGATTGTGCTCGTGTCTTCGGGATACAACTCAAAGTGATTGCAGAAGGAACAACGTTTGTGTCTGCGCCGCCATTTACTCACGGGGTCTTCCTTAACTCCTTGATATCTCCGGCAGATGGTATTAACAATGTCTTTGTATATATTCTCTTGGTTCATGTAGCTGGAATACCAATCTTCGCCGAGAAAATGATGCGCGAGTTCGGTCAGCGCATCTGATGCCGCCTTTAAGAGCTTATCGTCAGCCATTTGTATAATCCCTTTCGTATGTATCAAGCCAGAATTCAAGTCTTTTTTTCAGCTTTTTGCGCCAGCTGTCCGGCATTTCGTCGTTGTCGAGGAGCCATTTGAGAACTTCAATATGGGTCTCGATCTTATGTTTCCTTACCTCGCGCTGTTCCTTTTTGGGGAGCGAGGGGAAGGTGCTGTTTGCGAGGATCTTCCGGACACGTTCTTCGGTCGTCATTTGCTTTTCCTCCCTTTCGGTTTCTTTTCTGTATCCATCTTCGCGCCACAATACGGGCAAAATTTCCAGTACGTTTTTAATTGTTCTGCTTCTTTTGTGCTGTTACACCCTGTATACATCGATTCCCCGCAAACAGAACAAGTCAGGTATTCGTATTCAATCACGCACCATTCACCATGTCTGACTTCAATTACATCGGCGGCGGGTTGATCGCGGATTATCTTTTCAAACTGCCCCGATATTTTATAAAGCTTTGTCTCGTTAAAATCATCAAGCAATTTGAAGCGGTCTATATATTCGTGTATCATTTGCTTTTCCTCCCGGCTTTTCGCCATGCCTTGACGAAAGATTCGTTTTCCTCGGCGACGAACTCGACGGTGTAGAAGTCTTGTCCGCAGTCATGGCATTTGCGTTTTCTGTAATTTTCGTTGTCGTCGTTGTTGCTCCGCGCTTCGTGGCAGACTGTGAATATGCTTTTGCAGTATGGGCAGATCATGCTGTCTCTTCCTCCTTTTTGTCGATGTAGGTATAGAACATATCAAAAGTGTCGATTCCGGAGGCTTCAAGGAGCGCGAGCGTCAGGTTCGTGCCGACGGAACGTCCTCCGGAGAGGAAGCTCGTGACGGTTCCCTGTGAAACTCCTGCCCGGTCGGCAAGCTTCTTTTGCGATTCCCTTGATTCGGTGAGCGCGTTTCTGACGTACTCGACCATGGCATTATACACCGCTGTCGCGTTTTTCTGCGCGTCGCTTGCGCTTTCCCACACGGTATTTCCGATGGCGGTCTCGGCTTCCTTGCGCGTTCTGAAGGCTTTCACGCCCCATTCGGCGGCTCGGTATCCTTTTACGCGGATCATGAGACGCATATCCTGAGAGAAGAATATCTCCTTTATCGTGCCGAAGGCTATGCGTTTCTGGTTTTCGTGATCGCGGATGAAGTAGACGTGATCGCCGATGCTGACGGGGAGATTTATTGTCATTTTGCATTCTCCTTCAGTCTCTTTCCGAGGCGGTCGATTTTTGCTATCCTGTAAAGCGGGACGTCCTCGGACACGTCGAAGAGGGCTTCCATCTGCTCAAGCATGATATACACGTCGGCGATCTCCTCGGCTATATGGTCGCGGTTTTCGGGGTCGCCGATGCCGGTGCGGATGGCTTTGCAAAGCTCCTTCTGAAGCTCGGACAGCTCCTCTATAGCGACGACGGTCTGAGCGTATGCCCCGAAGGTATCAAGGGCGGTTTTAAGTGTTGGGTGCATTGTGGTTTCCTCCTCAAAAGCCGTATGTTATGGCGATATACTTCTTCGACCCTTCGACGGCATAGTAGTAAGTGCCGCCTCCGGTGTCGCTTTCGTAGCCTGTATACTGGTCACACCATTCGCCGTCGTCCTGCTTTCTCCCTTGCGGCTTGTCAACGACGAAGAAATCGCCGATATAGCAGCCGTCGAATTCGTCGCAGAATTTGTCGCAAAGGGCTTGTCTAAGTTTTATTGCCTCCGCTTCGTGCTCGTTCAGTTCCTTTATCAGTTTAAGTACATCTTGTTCTACTTTCATTTCCAGTTTACCTCAATTCCTTTTTGTTTTGCGTGCTTTTCAAGAGCTTCAAGCGCGACCTCGCCGTAGCGGTTGCGGTAGTCGATTATCGTCTGTGTGAACTCCTTTGAGAACCTTTCCATGCGCTTCTCGCCGAAGCCAAACTCGCCGTTTAAGACAAGTCCGGCGGCGAGGAAGCACATCGAGACTGCCGTATCAATAAGCGCGTTGTCGTGCATTTCCTGCCGGGTTTTGCGGGAGAGGGTCATTTGATGTCGCTCCAATCGAGACGCTGCCCGCACTTGTGACAGTAATTATATTTTTGCCCGGCAACAAGTTCATTGTCAATTTCCGAAACCAAATAATTTTCGCAAATTGGGCAATCATAAGAAACTGATTTGAAACCTTCTTTTTTTATTTTCGGTCTCTTCGGCATCTGCTTTTCAAGGGCTTCTTCGTAAGTCATTTTCTTTTCCCCTTTCTTTTTGCTCTTTTCTTTCGTTTCAGCACTGCCGCCCGTTTCGGCTGATATTTTGCGTTCGGCGCGGGACGAAAATTTTTCGTCAATGCTCTGTATTCCTCAATGAAATCAAACATTTTTCTTGTACCTTGGTATTGATGCCCATGCGAGAATTTCATCCCAGTCCTTACCGCTGTCGAGGTAAAATCCCCCGTCGTAGTCATACAGGCAGGTGTCTGTAAACACTCCGTTTTTTGTGGCAATAAGGATTTCTTCGTTTTCATACGGTATTGCGCCTTCGACTATCATGTCCCATGTGGAATGCTGGTCTTTTTCCTCGTCTGTCAGCGGCCTTGTCTTTACCTCATGCCATGTGATGGTTTCTTTGTAGGTCATGTCGTCCTGCTCTTCGTAAATTCTCCCGAAAATATCCGGTTTGCAGGGATAATACTCGCCGGATGTTCCCCGGATGACATAATCTCCGAGGGAAATTTCCAAATCTCCTTCGAGAGTACGGACTACCAAGTAGCTTTTACCGATATCCGATATTGTGTTGCACCCATTAACAGTGCCTCCGAAATCGATGATTTCATTGGTGTTATCTCCCGTCCATTGCACCGCCTGAACGGCAAGCGGCTTTTTGATGTAAGTTCTGATCATTTTTCTATCCTTTCTCCGCCGGAGCAGAAGTCATCCGGGTCAGGTGTTTCATCTTTGTTCCATTTGCAGTTTTCGTGCGGATAGCCGCCGTTGTTATCCTGATAGTATTTGCATTCTCCGCAAAGAACAATTCCGGGTAGCAGATCAATCATTTTTTCGACGGACGCGAATACCATTTTCGGAGTACCGATTGCCATATCGGATTTCGCGCGAAGAATGCTTGATAATGCTTCTGCATCAATATACTTCATGTTGTTTTCCTCATTTCTCTGAATTTATTTTCGCATCCGCGACAGGTTTTCTTTTCGCAGGTCAGGCACATCTCGATCTCGTCCGGGTGGAGAGGGTCGGGGTTGTGCTTTATCTTCCGCTCCGGGTGGATGCGGGTGAGCTTGCCCTGCTGGCGGAGGGTTTTGGCGAAGGTCATGAGAACCTCTTTTCGGTCAGGGCGCAGCAGAACGGCTCGATCTCGGATATCCATTTACACGAACCTTTGCCGTTTATCTGCTCCCACATAAGGGGAAAGGAACCTATACCGTCGAACAGGCTTGCCATTGCTGCATCGCGCTCATACTCTGCGGAAATACGCTTGAGAAGGTATTTCCAGAATGGGAGGGCGATGCTGTTTCCGAGGGCTTTGTAGCGGTTGCTGTCGGTGGTCTTATGCTTTTTGCCTTTATCGTCCGTCCAGTCTCCGATGTCAGTCCATCCGTCGGGCAGTCCCTGAAGACGTTCGCACTCAAGCGGGGTCAGACGGCGGACAAGCTCGTTTTCTCTCACGGTGTTGTTGAGATTCGCTGACGAGCCGCCGCTTTCCTTTGCCTGAAGCGTACCGTTTATGACGCTTTCTTTTCCGTTTCTGAAATCAACGAAGGCGTTGAGGCTTCCTTTGTCCGGCATCCGCTGATTCGCGAGGTTGGCGGTAATGGTCTGAACGGTGTCCTTGCCGTCCCACCATGTGACGGGCGGGTGCTTGTAATCGGAATTTCTGAGTGCGATCGACGCGTTCTCGGCATACTCCCCGGCGGATTCGTGAAGGACAATTGCGGTGTAATCGGTGACGCGGTTCTGATGGTCTCCGGTCATTGTCGGAACTGTTGTGCCGTCTCCGTTTCCCCGACTGTCATACACAAGCATACCGCCCTGGTTGCACGCGGGGTTGCCGCCGTTGCCGTCGAGGGTTCTTACGGTTTCGGCTTCGGAAATGCCGCTTTCGGGGTTGGAAGACTTCATGGCATTTGATTCGTAGGAGGAGATTCCGTAGACTGTCCTGCCTGTTTTATCAGCGCACGGTACAGCCTGTCCGGGAGCTTCTTTCCTCTCCTCTCTGCGCGGTTCAGGATGCCCTGACAGGCTTTTGCGGACAAAACATATTTCCGGGGCGCGTCCTCCTGCAAAATCTGCGACAAGCGAGATTCGACGGCGGCGCTGGGGGACTCCCCAAAACTGTGCGTCGTGTACTCTCCAAGCGATGCTCCGTCCGTCTCCCATGATAACTCCCGCGTTTCTCCATTTTCCCTGCGGAGGTTCAGGTATAACGGCATTTTCGTCTGCGATGTGCGCGGTTTCTTCAAGGACGGCGAGGAAGTCTTTGCCTCCGTTTGAGGAGAAAGCACCGCACACGTTTTCCCACACCATGAATCCAGGTCGAACATCGTCACCTGTTCTGCCGTGCATCCTGTCATTTTCTCTCATCTCCTTTACGATTCTTATCTGATCCATGAAAAGCCCCGACCGCTGTCCGGAAAGTCCTTTTCTCAGTCCGGCAACGCTCAGATCCTGACACGGGCTTCCTCCTATGACCACATCGACAGGCGGGACTTCATATCCGCTTATCTTTGTGATGTCTCCGTAATTTCTCATGTCTCGGTCACCTCGATTCCGTAGAGGTGGAGCATGAGCTTTTTCTTGATGATATACTCCGGTGTGCGGTGTCCCTTTACGTCCTCGACGATATGCTCTCCGGTGCGGGCGTCGGTGTAGGTGAAGTCTGCGACGTATGCGCATTCGCGGAGGGCTTTGCCGGATTTCAGACGCTGCTTCGGGATCAATGTGAATTTTACCTGACGCTTCAGGTCGGTTATGTATCCGACTTTTGCGAGGAAGGCAAGGTGTGTGTACCGGAGGGCTTCGCGTTGGCTGTCGAAGGTCTCGCCGGTGGGGAGGGTGGTTTTGCGGTTGTGGTATTTACTCACGGTGTGCCTCCTTGAGGTATATATCGCTTTTGACCTCGTTGCCCCACACGTCCCATCCTTCGGTTTTCTGCCTTGCGAACAGCTCGACGCGGGGGAGGTCGCCCATCAGCTTTACTATGCGGTCGCGGGTTTCGTCGGGCTTCTTGGAATGTTCCTCGCGCGGGGAAACGATAAGCTGACTGACGCACGATGACTGCCTTTTCGGATTCCCCTTGACGGCAAGCAGACATATCTCGGCATTGCTCCTCGTCCAGAAGCCGAGACCGGTGAACCATGAATCGGATTTCCGGTTTTTCTTTGCCCACACGAAGGCGGTTGTTTTATACCGGAAGCCCCATGCTTCTATCAGCTCCAGAGCCTCTTTTATCATGGGGAAGGTCGCCCACATGAACAGCGTGCAGTCTTTTTCTGCGATTTCGGATATCGGGAGATTTTTCAGATCCTCCTGAGACATTGTGGGGTAATGGTGTTCTGCCGAACCTCTCGCGGTGCGCTGATTGTAGCTCCACGGCGGGTCGGCGTAGATGATGCTGTATTTACTCATATCCCCAGCTCCTCGGCGAGTTGTTTCAGCGCCTGTTCGTACTGTTCGGGGGTCAGGGGAAGGTGTTTCAGGATTTCCTTTGCGTCCTCATATTCCTGATATTTATTCATGATAATTTCTCCCATCCGTAGATTTTTGCTCCCGCGTACTCCTCCGAGAAGCGGCGGGAAACGGGGGCGTATTTCAGTTCGAAGTCTCCGGTCTCGCCGTACATTCTTGACTTCAGACAGCGGATTTTGGCGATATCGTTTTCCTCGACGCCGCGCATGACGGTGAAGACGTTACAGGCGATATTGGTTATCGTGCCGGAGCCGCCGACCTCGTCGCTGTCCTTTATCTCGTCGTTTGTTTTCCTCGGGTGGACGACGACATGGACGTGAACTCCGTACTTCTCGGCGAATTTTCTCAGCCTTATGACGAACTCGCCCTGAACCTGATACATTTCACCGGGCTTTGCGGCGAGGGCAACGGTCATCAGGTTGTCCACAATGAAGACGCGGCAGTCATATCGTCTGTATGCGGCGGTGAAGATATTGATTATGCTGTCTCTCTCGTCGGACTGGACTATCCTGTTGTCGTAGAGCCACAGGCGGCGGTCGAGCCAGCGGTCTATCTTTCCGGCGGTGTCTCTGCCGACCGTGACAACGTCTCTTCCTGTTCTCTCGTCGCGGACGAAGGAGAGATTTTCCCTTCCGGCGGCACAGCAGGTTATCTGATACTTGAGCCTGTCAGCCGGGATCTCTCCGGAATAGACGCAGAGGTTTTTGCCCTGATCTATTGCGTCAAGCCCGATCTGGTTGAGGACGGAGGATTTTCCGCATCCGCGTTTACCCGTCCAGACGGTGAGGTCACCCTCAAGGAAGCCGCCGACCTTTTTGTCGAGGGATTTTATTCCCGACAGGGTGCGCGGGAGCTTCAGGATGTCCGTCATCTGCACGTCGGCGAAGTTTATAAGACCTTCGACCGGGGTTTCCTTCACGGCGGCAAGTGCGTTTACTACTGCCTGCTCTCCGTGACGGACAAGCAGCTCGTTCATGTCCTTGCATCCGAGGTATGCGTCGTAGTCGGGGAGGAGGATGTTCTTTCCGGGGAGCTTCTTTACAAGCTCGGCGGCCATTTTCTTTCCCGGCTCGTCGCTGTCGCCGAGGATGACGAACTTATCGAATTTTTCGAGGAATTCGGCGCAGGTATCGAGCCATGTGAAATCTTCGGCGCCGGAGGGGACGGAAACGACGTTCATGGGGCGCTTCTCCGAGAAAGCCTGAAACGCAGCCATGCAGTCGAACTCTCCCTCGGTGATGATGAGAGATTTTGTGCCGAAGGTACACAGATCCATGCCGAAGAGTATCGGCTCGGCTCCGGTCTCGCGCCACATCTTTCTCTCTCCCTTTTCGACCTTCCTCGGAGGACGGTATTTGACGAACGTCGGAGATGCCGTTTTTCTGTCCTCTGACGAACGATAGAATGGGAGGGCTATGTTTCCCTGCCCGTCCCTCAAAATGCCGAAATACGCGATTATGGAGGGGGACAGCCGCCTCTTCTGCATATATGTCATTGCCGGAGAATCGTTTTCAAGAGGGAACAGCTTTGTATCCGGCTTTTTGTACTTCTTCGCCGGGGCTTTCGGGCGGGGCGCCGGGTCAGCCGGATCGTCGTACCGGAGGTTCTTTTCCCGGCACAGCTCCGAGAAGTGACCCTTAACGCCGCAGGAGCCGCGCAAACAGTTGAAGGTGTGATTCTCCATGTTCAGGGCGAAAGTGTAGCGATCCTGATGATTGCCGCCGCCGCAGAAGGGACAGTAGAGCGGCTTTATCTCGTTGCCTACGACCTTGAAATCGCCGAGATACATATTGGCGTATTCGAATTCAGTCATCGTACAGTCCTTGGATGCACCTGACCACGCCGGCGGGGGTAATGTTCTCGCCGCGGGTCGTGAAATAAATTCGGAATCCTATGCCTATATCGACTGCGTCGAAATTTTCAAGAATGTCTGCCCATAAATTGATCAGTGCTTCAAAGTCATTTTCTTTGCAGTGCCTGTCAAATTCGGGATACAGCATCCGTGCGTCTGTTAACCGCTTTTTGATTTCCTCTTTGCGGTAAAACTTAAGCTGACGGAGAGTCTTTTCTTCTTCGGAGACGAGTTCTTTTTCGATTATGAATTCCATTCTAATTGCTCCTTTTACATATATCTTGGTTTTGCTTCCTGCGGGGGTTCATCTTCCCACCGCTTCTGGTTGAGCCATGTGGATGGATTGGGGATAAACTTACCGCCTTCTTTTGTCCACCTGTCCCACGTCTTCTGACGTTCGACCGCTTCAATCAGGGTGTTTACGTTCTCCGTGACCTTGACAAAGCATTTCCTTGCGTATTCCTTTCCGGTTTTGTTCGGATAGGCTTTCCAGAACCGCTCGAAGTCAGAGTCAGCGGCAGTCGGCTGTGCGTTCTTTCCCTTGGGGGGTATGGGGGGATTATATATTTCTTTATCTATTTCTTTTTGTGGAATTAAATCGGAGATAACCGGGGTTTTCTCGGAGATAACCGGGGTTTTCTCGGAGATAACTGATTTTAAGACAAGTTTTGAAAGAGCTTTAGCCGGAACGTCTCTCACATCGTGAGGGTCGAGCAGAAAAAACTCTGTTATCATATGGATAGTGCCGCGATTGACTGCCGCTTGGACAAATCTTCGCTGAATCCCTGCACTTGTCAGAACTTCATGCGTCCTCGCTATGCGCTTATCAAAGAAGCCGCATTCTAACGCATCTTCAACCAACCTCGTGAGGGAGACGGTGTCAGCGCATCTCATGTCGTCTGCCATGAGTTCAGCCTGACTGCCGTTCCACTTCATATAGTATCCGTCATTTTTGTACATCCGGCAAAGCAGGAACACAAGCATATACATCCCTTTAGCCTTATGCTTCTGACGGAGAAGTCTTACCTTGTCGTCATCGAAAAAATCCACATCAAGAGGAAAATATTCAATCCCGTCCTTGAAGGGACGTGCCATTGTTTGTTCTCCTTTTATTAGAACGGCAAATCGCCGTCGTCGTCGGTCACTTCCACGAAATTCAGGGCTTTATAGGCATCGGGGATATAAGAGGGCGCTCCGGCATTTTCGTTCGCTGTGGGCGATTTCTGCGCGGCGTCGGCTTTACTGTCGACGAAGCGGATGTTGTCGACGAGGATTTCCGTCGCGTATCGCTTCTGGTTGTTGTTGTCCGTCCATGTGCGGGTCTGGATCTGACCGATTACCATGATAGCGGAGCCTTTGCGGAAGTACTTTGTGACAAGCTCGGCTCTTTCCTTCCATGCGACACATGAGATGAAGTCGGAGGTGTCGGTGTTGTCGTCCTTGCGTTTCGGGCGGCTTACGGCAACGGTAAACTGGGTCACCGATATGCCGGACTGCGTGGTCTTGAGTTCGGGGTCTGCGGTGAGGCGACCGGCTAAGATCGCCTGATTGAAGTTAAGTGCGCTCATTCTGATTTTTCTCCCTTCGGTAAGCTGTACTCGGTGACGTGGACGGTCTCGCCGAATCGGTTTTTCGCCGGGATCGTCCTTGTGTTGATTACGATTCCCTTTCTCTTGAGGTCGTTGACGCGGGAGGTCAGACGGGCTATGCCGTAGAGTTCAAGCGCCTTTGCCTGTGTCAGGGAGCCGATGTACTTCAGATGCTCAAGCACCTTGAAGCATTGTGTTGCAGCGTTCATCTTGGGAAAATCTCCTTTCGAAATTGTTTTTCGGTATTTTTTATGCCTTTCGGCTGGTCGGAACGGAAGGAATTGCACCTTCACATCTTCCCGCCGCTCGGGGAAGTCTTTCGGGCGGCGTGTCCGTTACGAAGCGTTCTGCTGATTGAACTACGTTCCGGTGTGGCGGATATGCTCCGCCGGGCAATTATAAGTAATTACGTCCCACAAGGCGCATAAACTCGTCTCTTGTGTGGCTTTTTTCGTATGCCGCCTGACATCTGCGCTTGAGGTAAAGGTCGGTGTCGCGGCATTTATGGGCTGATGTGGGGGATTCGGTATGGCATGACGGACAGAGGAAGACGACGAAGCCGTTTTCGTCGGACATCCAGCGGTTGAAAGCTCCGTACACATGATGAAGGGCGGTGTCTCCCTGCCGTTTGCAGAGGTAGCACAGACCGGGGCGGGTCTTGAGTACGGATTTTATCTCGCGTTTTCCCATAGGCTCAGCATCTCCGCGATCTCGTTCGGGGTTTTGGTTTCGATGCCCTGCTCTTTGCACTCCTCGATGATGAGGTCGAGGAGGCGGGACATCTGGGCGGTATCGTAGGTGGAGGAGCCGTAATAGAGGATCACTGTCTTACAGCCGTCCAGCTTTGAGGGCATGGTGTCTGTCACCCATCCGATGCCGTTTCTCTGCCATGATTCCGTCAGCTTGTCCGCTGCCTTGTCCTGAACGCAGACGGCTGTGCAGTTGCCGCCAACGTCGCGGATAAGGGAGCGGTATATCCTTTCCTTCGGGATGCGGAGCTTTTCGGAGAGGCGGTCGAGGAGCACCCATGCGTAGGCTGACGAATCAAGGCTGCGCTTTTTGCGGTACTTCTTAACGGTGATCTCGACATCCTCTCCGTGAAGCCCGTCCCATGCCGGACGGAAGTCCTCGTCAAGCTCTATTGTGACGCGCTGCTTCCGGTCGGCGGTGAAGGTTATTTCGGAGGCGATCCTGCCTTTCATGCTTTAGCTCTTTCGTTCTCGATCTTCTGGCAGGCGGGGCAGAGGCACTGTCCGAACTTCTTTCTTGAGAAGTCGGAAATCTCCTGCGCGGTCATGGTCTTGCCGGTCTTGGTTATGACCGGCTCGATCTTTACTCCGCATTTGGTGCAGGTGATTTCGGCTGAGGGTTTGGCTTTCGGGGGCTTTTCGGTCTGTCTCTCCTGCGGCTTTTCCTCGCCTCCGGGGAGGTCTTCTCCGGCATAGATGTACAGACCGAGACCGTGACGGGCAACGGCTTTGGTGAGCGATCTCTGGACGGCTTTGTTTACGTCATAGGAGGTTACCTTGTCCGCCGGGATGGAGTTGTTGCGGAAATCCATGACCGGCAGGTACTCGATGTTCTCGATTCCGTTTACGGTGACGCCGGTCTTTACCCAGCAGGTGCGACCGTCGGTGTGGTAGAGCCAGCCGTCCTTGTTTTCGTAGACGGTATAGGTTGCATCCGGATGGAGCTTTTTCAGCTCTCCCCATGCCCATGCCCATGAGAGGTAGGTCATACCGTTTTTCTTCTCGGTTTTGTCGCTGACGTTTATCGCATTCAGCTCTGTAAAGTAGTTTTTCTCGTTCATTTCACTGTTACCTTCTGCCTTTCTTCTATGTGTGCGCCGTCGACGGTTTCTCCGGATTTGATTGCTTTCTTTATTTCAGCCAGCATCGGCTTGTATGTGGTTGTGGGCTTGAACCATGTCATGTCGAGGAGGGATTCATCGATGATGACCGCTTCGGATTTTCTCATTGTGACGGCGCATTTTGCGGTTTCGAGCTTTTTCTCGCCGTGAGAGGTGAGGTCGTCCGCGAGATACGCGCTCAGGCGTTCTGCTTTGGCTTCTGCGGCTTTTCTGCGCTCGGCAAGGGATTTCTCCTCTGCCTTTATATCGTCTGCCAGAGCGGTCAGGTTCTTGATGTAGAGGGCTATGCCTTCAAGCTTGTCCTGACGGAGGATTTCAAGGGTTTCAAGGTCGTGTTCGCCTTCGTCGATGATCTCTCCGGTCTCCGGGTCGATGCTTCCGTTGAAGCCGTTATCGAGGATTCGTTTTATCTGTGAGTTGATTTCGTAGAGGTTCATGCGTATCTCCTTCCGAGGATTTCTCTTCTCATCTCCGTCATGCGGAGGTCTTCTTCATACTCCTCATCTTCCGCGAGGGGCATTTCGCGGGTGTCGGTCTCGGCTGCTTCTTCATCGGATCGGTAACAGCGGTTTGCAAAATCGTAATCCGGGTCGAGCCATTTGCTTTCGTAGTCGGCGATTATGAGTTCATCCCAGATTGTCATCTTTGGGGGTCTCCTTTTTGAGGTATCTTTCTTCCCAGCGGGCGATTGCGTCGTATACGTTGTTTTTTAATGAATGTCTGTAGATATCTGCGTGTTCTGAGCTGAGGACGTTCCAGCCGTCTTCTGACAGAAAGTAAAGGCTGACGGTGACTGCGATCGGGCTGTAGTGTGCATCGAACTGCAAGGTTTCCGGGGTGCGGATATTGAGATTGTAAACGTGTTCGAGAGCGTATTCCGCGAAGGTGTGCATTTCTGCGGGGGTGTATTCTGTGAAAGTGTAGGGGTTCATGGTTGTATTCCTCTTTTCATTATTTTTTTGATTTTGGGGTTAACTTTTTCGGAAAAAGGTAATACAATATACTGAATACTGACCTTTTTCCTCTTGGGGTCTGGTTTCGTTGCGGCGGGTTTTCGCTATTTTACCGCCGCCCTCCTTTGCGACAGTCACTGCTTCGGCAGTGGCTGTTTTTTTGCTCTTCTTAAGAGTCTGTACTGTGCGTACACGATAACCGGCAGGGAGACAAGAGCCTTTACGCCTATTGTGAACGCGAGTATCAGGAAGAGATACGCAAGAGCTATTGCGAGTGTGCCGGGGATGTACTTTTTCATATCGTCCTTTCCTCCCGGCAGCCGAGCAGCGCCGGAACCGAGATGTTGAGCGTATTTGCGATGGTCATGATCTCTCGCAGTGTCAGTGTGTCGGCGGAGCCAGAGAGGATGCGGTACATTCTTGCCGGGGAGAGACCGAGTGCGGAGGCGACCGCAGTTTTGTCGTCGCCGTTCCGGAATCTTGCGGCTTTGTATGCGTCAAGGTGTCTTATGACCGAAGCGTACCGCCGATCCTCTTCGGACTTAGATATGCGGGGCATTATTTTATTCCCCTTTCGCGTTCGAGCTTTGTCAGAAGATTTGACAGCTCGTTTCTGACCACGTCGAGCTTGGGATAATCGCGCAGTCTGTTTATTGCCACCGATACTTCTGATTTGCAGGTATTCAGACCGGAACGGTTCAGCATTTCTGCGGCATCCTTCTGCTTAAGTCGAAGTCTTACCATGCGGGTTTTGAGATCGAGGTTCATGCTTTATCCTCCTTCTTTAATTTTGATTCATTTTTTTGTTGACATTTGCGCCCTGCCGTGTTACAATTGAGTTGCGGAACAATTGTATATGGTAAGGCGCTTATGCCGTCTCAAACAGATATATGGAGTGATGTATCTGGTATCGCGGCACCGACATGGTCTTCGGTGCTTTGATGAGTATATTATATCTCAACTTGTTGAGATTGTCAATAGGAAAAATGAGATTTTCTCATTTTTAATTTATTAGAGGTGGTTATGTTCTGGGAAGCGTATTATAGCCTTTGTCTGAAAATCAAAAAAAGCCCCAATACGGTGGCGAAAGAAATAGGCTGTTCAAGCGGATCTGTAACTTCGTGGAAGCAGGGAAAGGTTCCTCATCACAAGACGCTGTTGAAAATTGCCGAATATTTTGGCGTATCTGTTGACAGCCTTCTGGGAGAAACAAAAAAAGCCTCCGGAACATCTTGGAGGGGAATTGAGATGTCGGAGGAGAGGGCGAAGGTTATGGACATGATCGCGTCCTTGTCCGATGAGGACGCGTTGAAGGTTGAGAGGGTGCTTGAGGCAATATTGGGGGCGGAGAAATGAGTTTATATTGGAGATGTTTTATCTATCAACTTCTTGTGTTTGCGGCGGAATTTTTTGTTATAGCGACATCGTCCGGCGATGCTCTCGATTCTTTTCCGACCCTTGAAAATGTTGCCGGGCTTATGAGCAAGGTGAAGGGGGATGGGTGGACATTTCCGAATATGTCTTGGGAAACGTTGAGGGATAAATATTATCAGGCAAAGTATCATGCCGTTTTGGCTGCAAGTCCGTATGTTTTTGGATTGTTAATTTTCAGCACTCCGATAATTATTTATTTCAAAAACGAAACGATACATAAATTCTGGGTGGGAGTAGGCTTTTACGGACTGTCTGCTCTCGGAGGTGCCGCGGTTGCGTTTGTTGCATATATTTTCACGCGGATTTGGAGAGAATCAAATTTTCAATACGAATATGTGATAAGGTGCAGAAAGCAAGCGGAAGAAAGCAGATTGAGAATTATGCAGCTGCAAGGAGAAATAACAAAAAAAGAAGGAAATGAAGCGGCTGCGGAATTCAGGCGGAACCATCCGGAGTTTTACGATGAAGAGCGAATAAACGAGGACTTTGATCCGGAAGACTATAATACGGAAAAGGAACGCGAGAAAATAAAATTGGAACAATATCAATACGATGATGCTGTTGCGGGTGTTGTATATGCATATCGTGATTGCATAATATACTCAAGGGCGCTGCGAATTGGCGTAAATATTGCAATTGTGCTTGTTGACCTTATAATAATTCATGCATAACAAAACCGCCCTTCCTTACGGAGAGGCGGAAATGCTGAAAGAAGAAATCTGATTGACGGAGCATTAACGGCGCTTGCCGGTCTTTTGCTCAGTGTTGTCACATTTACTATTGCAAGATGACACACTTGCCGCTCCCAGTCCTGCAATCGAGTCAGCTATGCGGCACATCTTGGTTTCTCCTTATTGTAAAAAATATTGACAAATCGCAAAATCAGGTGTATACTGTACTCAAGCAATGAAGTACAGAGCGCACCGGGGCGTTGCTGACGGAGCTTTCAGTAGGGGTTGTGCAGTTACCTCAAACCGGAGTAGGGTAACCGAAAGAAAATGCTCTCGGCTCCGCATATGCGGGGCTTCTGAATTTGACGGAGGCGGATATGAAAAGAAGAGTGAATCTCAACAGAGTTTCCGAGAAGAGACTGAAGGGGAAAGAGGAGCTTTCTGCCGCGTTCAGGGATTATCTCATGGAAACGGTGGGTTATTCCGAAAAGGATGCGGAATTTATAGCCTACGGAGAGTTTTCCGAGCCGTATGACGTTCCGTATGTCCGGCAGGAATATGAGGGAAAATACGTGATCGGGGAGCATGAATACGAGGTTTATTACTGCGAAACGGATTTCTGCGCCTGCGGATTATGGCATCTGTCGGAGCTTCCAAAGTTCAAATTCTATATGCTTTTCGATCTTGAGACCCTGCCCGATCACACGGGGAATTCATATCTCAACGCGAGAAGGCGTTATATAGTCTGACGGATCGCTTCTGAATTATTATACTTGATTTCCGGGTTCATGTTAACCTCGGAAACGAGGCGAAAAAGAAATTCTTCGTACTGTTCGCCCGTCAGGGAGCTGATCATCTTTGCAATTCGGAGGTTGAGGGCTTCGCGTTCGGATGCTGTCATGATATGTACTGCCTTTCTTTGTTTGGTCTTGGGGTATCGGTAAATCGAACGGGCGTTCGGATAAGTATATTATATTCCGGATTGCCGGAAAAGTCAATTGGTTAAAATGACGAAAAATCGGGGAGATTTTTTTTACATGATAGACAAAAGAAAGCTGGCGGACGTTATTCTTTCGGGAGACTTCCCGGAGGACGCGCTTCTTGCCGCAGTGCGTGCGCTGAAAATCGACGGGAACGATGTTTCGGCAGAAGAATGCGGGGACGAAGAAAAGAGGCTTACCGACGAGTTTACGGAGCTTGTGGACGGTCTGAGCGAGAGGGAGAAGGAAGAATATCTTTCCCTTTTGATGACTTTTGTAAAATGAATTTCCGAAGGAGCTTCAGGGCGAAGAGCTTTTCTCGCTTTGGAGCTTTTTCAAAATAGTTTTTCAGACGGTCGCCGGTTGAGTTCATAATACACCTCCGCAATTGGTATGATTTAACTGTATCACTGATGGGGTGAATAATCAATAGGCAAAAATGGGTATTCAGTTTACAAATGAAGGATTCGCCTTCAAAAACGAATTTTCAGCATAAAAAACAAAAATAACGGGAGGGGAAAACAGAAAATGACACTTTCGGAGTATCTGAACAGACTCAAGGACGAAAGAAATCTCACGCTGGCGCAGATAGCCGACATAAGCGGGGTTCCTGCCGGGACGGTGCAGAGGATCATGTCGGGAAGCACGGAAAATCCGGCATTTCAGGCGGTTGTGGAAGTGATAAAAGCTCTCGGCGGGTCGGTGGACGAGTATGCCGGGATTTCAAAGGCGACGCCGCCGGCAAAGCGCGATACGGAGTTTGAGGACAAGATAATCGGCATATACACGAAGGTCATAAAAGACAAAAACCGCAAGATAGCGGTTCTTTTCGGCGTTCTGACGCTTTTCGTTGTCGGCGCGGCGGTACTTGTGATATACGACAGCCATCACGGGAACATGGGATACATACGGTATGTGGTGTCTGCATATCAGAGGATAATGCTGTGGTTAAGGTAGACAGGCTGCCGTCCGGGTCGTACAGGGCGCGGGTGCTGGATTATACTGATCCGGACGGAAAAGCACATTACCGGAGCTTTACCGGGAAAAACAAAAAAGCCGTGCAGCTTGAGGCGGCGCAGTTTGATGCAAACAAAAAAGGCAACCGCGCGGATAACATCACGGTTGACGAAGCAATAACGCGTTATGCGGAAGCAAAGAAGAACGTACTGTCGCCGAAGACATACAGGGAATACAAAGGGTATCAGAAAAATTATCTGCAAGGCTTACGGGACATTCGCATTTTCGATTTGACGCAGGAGGATGTGCAAAGGGCTGTAAACCTTGAGGCGGCAGAACATTCACCGAAGACCGTCAGAAACGCCCATGGGCTTCTTTCTGCGTCGCTGAAGATGTTCAGACCGGATTTCGTACTGTATACTACTTTGCCGCAAAGAAAAAAGCCGGATATCATCATACCGACCGAAGAAGATGTTGTAAAGCTGATTTCCGCAGTCAGGGACACCGAAATAGAACTGCCGGTGCTTCTGGGCGCACTGGCGGGAATGCGCATGAGTGAAATCTGCGGCTTGAAATGGTCGGATGTCGATTTTAAGTCCGGGATCATTTCGGTTCGCCGCGCAAAGGTCATGGACGAAGACAATCAGCTTATTGAAAAAGCGACGAAGACCAAAGCAGGGAACCGGACGGTCAGAATGATCTCCGTACTTAAGTCAGCCATGAAGAGGCGGTGCGACCCGGAAGCTGAGTACATTACCGGTCTGAAGCCGCTTGTTATATATGACAGGTATCAGAAGGTTTTGCGGGAAGTGTGTCCCGGCGCACACTACACCTTTCACGAACTCCGGCATTATGCTGCATCGGTCATGATAATGCTTGGAATACCGGTAAAGTACATCGCGGATATGCTCGGACATGAGACAGAGAACATGGTACAACAGGTTTATGGGCATATCATGAGGGATAAGAAGGACATTTTCTTTGATAAGCTCGATGACTATTACAGAGACGTTTTCAAGCGTTTTTCAGAAAATCTGTCATGAAATCTGTCATGACATTTGAAAAATCCAATGATTACGGGGCTTTTTGGACTTTTTATACGGGTTCAAGTCCCGTTTCCCGCACCAATTGAATAAACCCGCGTATCTGCTGGATATGCGGGTTTTTCCTTGTATTATCGGGGTTTGTGGGAGTTTTGAGTTTGATTCTGTGGTCTCGCTGATGAGACGTCAGAATCGGATTTCAGACTCAAATCTGTCACGAATCTGTCACGGAGCCGACAGGGGTCAGGAGCGCGGCTATCTTTGAATGATAGCATTCCGCGAGGGAGGGCTGTCTGCCGATTATAGTCGGGAGGTTATACTCTATCGACTCAAGGTCGAAGATCATGTCCTCGGCTCCGGAGATCTCTGACTCGACGTCGGAGAGCTTCTGCTCCGCGAGGCGGCAGCAGCCGTACTCGTTTTCCGAGGAGAGCCGGAAGATCATGTCTTTCAGGCTCACGGCGGTTGACTTCTCCCAGTCGCGCCATGCGGTCATACCGTCCCGGACGGCTCTGCGCCGCCACTGGGCATCGGTGTCCTGACGCCTCATGCGGTACCACTGTGCCGGGATGACGTCGGGAGCGGCGGCGGATTTCTCCGGGATAAGGATGCCGTTCTGCGCCATGAAGTAGTCCGTCAGTTTTTCGGCACCGAGTCTTTCTTCGGTCTCATGGAAGCTGTGCATGGCTGCGTAGCCTCGGAGACCGAGATACAGGAAGTACTCGCGCATCCTGCCGTGAAACATCACTCCCTCAAGCGACCGGGCTTTAAGTCCGGCGAGGATATCGTCCGCCGGCATGGTCAGTCACCAGTCGGGAGGGTCGCGTTTGCGGCTGCTCCGCCGTCTATTGTTGAGAGCGTCGGGGTTGCGCAGGCGCGGGAGGTACAGCCGAGCATTCTGAACGACGCGCCGGAGGCGGAGGTGACGAGCCTTGTGGAGTACTTGGTTCTTGTTCTCACGTCTGCGGCGGTAGCCGGAGCGCAGCCTGCGGTGAGAAGCGGGTAGGTTGCCGTTCCCGTGCCTATGGTTATCACCACAGGGGCGCTTATTGTGGCGGCTGCGGGGATGGTCTGCGCGATGACGATACAGTATTTCTCTCTGTTGGTATAGGTACCGGCGGGGAGGTTTATCGTCAGGGTGTTGTTTGCGAAGGTCACTGCCTGCGAGAGGACGAGCCTCGGGCAGAGCTTACAGGTATTACTGCACATAAAATTATCCTTTCAGCCTTTTTCAGGCGAGAACCCGGAGAGCTTCCCCTCCGGGCTTTTGTTTTATGGAGCCGCTTATCGGCTTATGGCTTTATGCGGCTCCGGTCCGGTTATCAGCCGCAGCCGAGGCAGGAGCCGGTTCCGTTTGCGGCGTAGGGGGAACAGGTGATATACGCAGGCTTGGAGACCGGGCGTATCTCGTTGACGAGGGAGTAGGTCTGAGCCTGCTGACTGAGGCTGAAGTTAGCCGTGAGAAGCTCCCTGTCCTTTGCCTCAAGGCGGTCGCGGAGTTCCTGAACGGTGTTCGCCTGAATCAGGGCGCGGGTCGCCTCGCCTTCCGCGTGGATGGCGCTTGTGATGTCACAGGTGTTCTTCTGCGCGTCGTAGCGGACGGCATCGATGTTGCGGTTGGTCTCGCAGCAGCAGTCCTTCGCGGCATACTGCGCGTCCCTGACTGCCATGCCGATGCCGTTAAAGCCGTTAAGCATGGTGCTGTTCTGGGCATAGAAGCCGTCGCAGAGACCGTTTGTGATGCCGTCGAGCTTGCTTACGACGGTGCGGTTGTCAAATCCTCTCTGCATGGTGGCTGAGAGGGCATTTTCGTCGACCGCGTTCCGGCTGCCGCCGAACCAGTTGCCGCCGAAGATGGCAAATATGAGGATTATCCAGATAAACCATCCTCCTCCCATGCCGCACATACCGTCGTTATAACCGTATCCGCGGTTGGTGTTCTGCCCGGCGATAAAGCCGGATGTGTACTCGTTTTCCATGTTTTTGTTCCTTTCGGATGATATATTTATATCCTGCGCGCCGGATATAGTCATTTTTGGGGCAGAGATATGCCGTACTGAGCGGCGATGCTCTGCGGGTCTATGCCTTTGCTTTTGCAAAGGTTGTAAAATATACTCTCAAGCTGTGCCGGGTTTTTGCCCTGACAGAGCTGCAGTGCCGGGGAAAGGACGGGATTCTGCGACACGATCTGCCGCATGATTGCCTCGGGATTTCCGCCGGAGGTGAGCATCTGCATCATCATCTGGACGGGGTTCACTGCTCATCGCCTCCTTCGAGTTTCTTCAGTCTTGCGGAGATCTCGTCGAGCTGGGCGACGGTGGCATAGCGCTCCTTTTCCGGGTATTCCGGCAGGCGCTTTTTATACACATCGAAGCAGATCGAGCCGTCGACCATTGAGAGGCGCTTTGCGTATATCTCTCCGGCTTGGGAGTTGAAGAAGTAGGTGTCGGTACCGTCCATAGGTATCTGAGCCGATCTTGCGGTAAGCTCGTCCTGCACCGGGATGACCTGCGGGTACTGAGGACGGGGCTGCTGGTACTGGCGGGAGTTATACATATCCTGCGAGTATGCCATAGCCTGCTGCTGGCTATAGGGGTTATAAGCGTACATATCGGTCGCTCCTTTCTTTTCGCTGAGTAAATTTTAGCACAAAAAAAGGACACCCGCGTATCACTTATGTGCCGCGGGTGTGTCGGGATTGTGTCAGACGAGGTTTTGGCTCTTCAGGTGGGATTTTATGAGGAAGAGGACGTAATCGGGGCATTCTCTGATCCCCGATTCCCAGTTCTGGATCGTGCGGAGGGGGATGCCGCCGCAGATGTCGCCGAAAGCCGTTTGCGAAAGCCCGGTTCTTTTGCGGAGGGACTTCAGAGCCTCGGCGACCGTCGCGATGACGGTGACACCGAAAAACTCTGCGGCGCGGTTGACAACGTCCTCAAAGGTATCGCCGTCTGCGTCGTTATACTCATCGGAAAGTCCGGCAAGCTCACACAGGTGTCTGATCTCGTCTTGGCAGTCATCCCAGCAGTCTGCCTCGCGGATGGTTTCGGCAAGCTCCTCGGCTTGGTCGTCGTCGGCAAAAACGACGTCTTCTGCGTCTTCTTCGGATATTTGTCTTGCGCGGTTCCAGAAGTCAGACCATTCTTCCTTGTCTTTCGGGCAGTAGCCTTCCTCAAAGATCCTGATCTCGGTGCCGATTTCGTCGGTGCCTTTGAGATAGATCGCGGGTTTGCGGTCGCTCTGCTTGTCTTCGCGATAGAAGCAAGGACGGGCGATGAGCTTTTCCTGCTGATATTCGTCTGTGAATTCGAACATTTTGTACCTCTTTCTGCCGGGATCAGCCGCCCGGCTCGGCTGTAAATCAGATGCTCTCTTTTCGTTTTGTTGCAGACCGGCTTTGATTATCTTCCGATGCCTTCGTAATTTTCGGATTTCGGCATTTTTTCGAGGACGTTATTGCGGTAGTCGCAAAGGACAAGGAAGTCGGTTTTTTCGGTAAATTCATCATTGAGAAGATACATATTTGCGCCATAAAACGCGATTGCAAGGCTGCGCTCGAAGATCTGGCGGAGGTTATATCCGTGTTCGACGTTCCAGTCAAAGTTTTCTCCGCAGTAGATCTGGCAGAACTCTCCGACTTCGCTTCTGACCTCTTCCCATGAAGCTGCGTTTACGATCGTGTTGACGAGTTTTGCGATTCTGTTGTTTTCCATTGTGTACCTCTTTCTTCCCGGTATCCGGGGTGTTTTTTATCTTACGTGTCTATTATACACTCATTGAGTGCATTTGTCAAGGGGTTTTTGAAAAAAATTTTTAAAATTCCGAAAAAAATTTTTCGGAGGGCGAAATTTGTCCCTTTTGTCCCTTTTTCTCTGATACAATAATATCATGGATATCTCCGGAGATATCCTTTTTTTCGTGCCGCACACAATGGGCGGCGGTTGGGACGGCGGGGCTTTTGAATTTTTACCGGAAGGAGGTACATATGGCTAAGAGATACACGGACAAGTCCGGAAACGCACGCGATCTGACGGAGAAGCAGAGAAATTTTTGCTACAACGTCGCGAGCGGAGAGACGCTGTTCGACAGCTACATAAAAGCCGGATACAGGCTTGAAGGAAAGAGAGCGACAGCACAGGCAAAGGCATCGCACCTTTTCGCTATGCCGCACATACAGGATTTTATAAAAGAGCTGCGGGAGCAGAACGCCTCCCTTTCGATCTGGACGAGGGACGAGACGCTGAAGAAGCTGAAGAAGATAGCTGACGACGCGCTTGAGGCGGCTCAGCCTGTCATGCGAGGCAGGGACGGAGAAGCCTGCAGGGATGAGAACGGGAAGATCATACGCGGATATGATCCTCCTTCCGCGACCGTTGCGCTCAAGGCTATACAGCAGGCGGCTACGATGTGCGGTTTCAATGCTCCGATTGAGACGGAGCAGAAGGTGATCATCGAGATGCCGGACGTCATGAAGGAATGGGCGAAATAAAGATAACGCTGGGCAGTCCTCAGCCGAAGCAGATCGAGTTTCTTGAGGCGACTCAGAGATATGTGTGCTTTGGCGGTGCGAGATCCGGCGGCAAGTCATGGGCGGTGCGGTTCAAGGCGCTGCTTATGGCTTTATCCTATCCGGGGATAAAGCAGATGATAATCCGGCGCTCTTATGTGGAGCTGACAGAGAACCACATAAACCCTTTGCGGCTTGAGACCGTCGGTTATGCCGTATACAAGGACAAGGACAAGTCCCTTTGCTTTCCAAACGGAAGCAGGATAAAGTTTTCCTATTGTTCCAACGACGGGGACACTTTACAGTATAACGGGCAAGAATGGGACATTGTATATCTTGATGAGGCACAGCAGCTCAAAGAGGAGTGGTTTAACGCCATAAAAGCGACGAATCGTGGCGTAAATTCGTTCCCGCACCGGATATACATCACCTGCAACCCCGGCGGTGTCGGGATGCAGTGGATAAGGCGGCTTTTCATCGAGCGGGATTTCAATCCGGAGGAAAACCCGGACGACTATGTTTTTATACAGAGCCTTGTGACGGACAATCAGGCGCTGATGGAGGCTGACCCCGATTATATAAAGAAGCTGGAGTCGCTCCCTCCGGCGCAGAGGGCGGCTTGGAGGTATGGAGACTGGTACTCTTATGAGGGGAGGTTTTTCTCCGAGTTCCGACCGAAGATTCACGTCGTGCCTTATATCGAGATACAGCCGCACTGGAGACGGTACCGGGCGATTGACTACGGGCTTGATATGTGCGCGGTTTTATGGATCGCCGTTGACGAGACCGGGCAGGAGTACGTATACCGGGAGCTGCATGAGCCGAACCTTATCGCCGGGGATGCCGCAAAGAAGATCGTGGAGATGACCGGAGACGAGAAGATTGAGGCGACGTTTGCGCCGCCTGACCTGTGGTCGCGGACAAAGGACACCGGAAAGAACGTCGCGGAGCTTTTCGCCGAGAGCGGTGTGAGGTTCACGAAGTGCAACGCGGAGCGGATAAGCGGTTGGCTGTGCGTCAAGGAGCATATAAAGCCGATCGTCGGCATGGACGGGGAGGAAACCTCACGTCTGCGGGTTTTCGAGGGGTGCAGGGTGCTGATAAAGAACCTCCAGCTTCTTGAGTTTTCTGAGAGCCGACCGGGAGACGCAGCGACCGATCCGCACGAAATCACGCACATTTGCGACGCGCTCCGGTACTACTGTGTGAGCAGGGCGGTTCCTGCAAAAGCACCGGAGAGGGAGCTGACCGACGGGGAGAGGCTGCAGGAGATAAAGAAAAAAGCTATTTGCGCGGCAAGCCGTAAGGGGCGGAGCCGCAGATTCTGACATATGGGGGAAAATATATGCCGAGACCTATAGAAATACAAAAAATCGACAGGATGTGCTTTGTGCCGGGGTGCGAGAGAGTGGCGAGCTTTATCGTATCGAGAAACCCCGAGTACCGTCCGACGGTCATCATCTGTCGGGAGTGTGCGAAGGAACTTTTCGGGGTGATGTATCCGGAGGAGTACAAAAAAGCCTTTGCGCCGGAGAAAGCCGACGAAGAGAAGAAGCCGGAGAAGAAGCCGGCGGCAAAGAAGGGCGGCGCGTGATGCTCGGAGTGATGCTTTCGGTTATCAACCTCGTGCTTCAGGCGGTGCTTATCATACTCTGGACGGGATGCTTAAGAGAGAAGCAGAGGCGCATTGACGAGCTGACCGAGAGGCTTTCCTGCCGGTCGGCTGAGGAGTATGCGCGGCTGAAGAAAGAGCCTTACCGTGCGCCTGAGCGACCGAGGAAGGCGATAAAAGACCGCTGGGACGGGAAGGAGACTGATGTGAAATGAGCTTTTTTGACGGGATTCGCAGTCTTTTCACGGCACGGAAGGCGGAGGACATACAGAACGGCGACAGCATCGTTGACGTTATCGACACCTCCGGTGTGCCGGACGAGCAGACGGCGGACGAGTTTGTGGCTTGGGTAAAATCCGAGCTTGAGCGGAGGAGAAACGACAGGCAGGCGTTTGAGCTGCAGTGGCTTCTCAACGCAAACTTTCTCGCAGGGCATCAGTACTGCGAGATAAATCCCCGGTCGCATGAGATCGAGGAGATAGAGCCGGAGTATGACTTCCTTGAGAGGGGAGTATACAACCGCATCGCACCGCTTTACGACACGCGGATGGCAAACCTCCGGAACGTGCGGTACCTCATGACGGTGAAGCCTGCGACGGGAGACCTTGACGATCTTGCAAAGGCGGACATATCGACGGGGCTTTTACGGTACACTCAGCGCAACGTAAACTGGGATAGCCTGAAAGACCGCATTTACGGGTGGTCGGAGCTTACCGGGACGGCGTTTGTGCTGTCGTGGTGGGACGCTCACGCCGGGAGGCTCATCGGGACGGTGCAGGAGGAGACCGGCGGCACACGGGACATATGCGAGGGCGACCTTGTGTGCGGGATACTCTCTCCATATGAGGTGTTCCCGGAGTCGGTGTACAAGGAGACGGTCGACGAGCAGAGAAACATCATCACCGATCAGGTGCTTGATGCCGGGGCGATATACGACCTTTACGGGCTGAGGGTCGAGGGGAGAGCCTGCGACCGGTATGTGGTGACACCTATATCCGGCGCGGGAGGCTACGGGCTTGACACCTTCTCGTCCACAGTCATGGCGACAAAGACCGAGAGGGTCGACGGGTGCGAACACGTTATCACCTTCTATGAGCCGCCGACGAAAAAGTTCGCTGACGGCAGGATGGCAATCATCATAGGCGATAAGCTGTACTATTACGGCGTTCTGCCCTATGAGAGGGTGCCTATTGTCGCGGTAAAGTGCAAGGCGGTTGCCGGTCAGTTCTTCGGGAAATCGTTTATACAGGAGCTTATACCGCTTCAGAGAGCCTACAACGGATGCAAAAATCAGCTGCACGACTACATCAAGAGCATAGTCGGGGAGCCGATACTCATCCCGGACGGGGCTGTCGAGTCGGAGGAGCTTGACGAGATGATCATGCGCGGCATTGCGCCGAACCAGATCATAAACTACAAAAACGAGTTCGGTACACCGTCAAGACTGCGGCACTACGGCATACCGACCGAGATCGTCAACGAGATGAACCAATTGGCGCAGGACATGGAGTACGCGGCGGGGATATCCCAGCTGATGGTATACGGCTCGGCACCGTCCGGTGTTACGTCCGGCACGGCGATAGAGTCGCTCCGGCAGATAGACAACACGCGGCTTTCGCTTACCTCCGAAAATATGCGGAGCGCGGTGAAGGAGCTGGCGGTGAAGTGGCTTCACATATACAAGCGTTACGCGGCGGGTGTGAGGGTATGCAACGCTGTCGGGGTAAATGCCGTCGGCGGGGTGCTTACGTGGATGGCGGACGACATAAACTCCTACGACGTTGTGTTCGACACCGAAAACGAGCTTATCACCTCCGA